CATCAGGCGGCCTCCCCTTCCGGCTCGTGTTCCTCAAGAATGCTTTCGACGCTAGACGCCCACAGTTCAACAGCGGTGGACAAATAAAACACGGCCAAGCCTGACCATGACGTATCGCGCGGCGGCTGGGGCAGTTCGCCCAGCGCGTCCTCGATATATTGCAGAACATCGTCGCCATGCTCGGCCATGGTCTTAAGGGCGGTGTGATACGTCACGGCGGGCATATACGCGCCGGACGCGCATCCGCCCTGAACAATGGCGGCAATGTCTGAGGGGGCAATGTCGTCGCTGATCCAAGCGGGCACATCCAGGTCCAGGCCAGGGATGTCAGAAATTGCGGTTTCAGTGTTCCAAAGGTCCATGGTGGGGTCTCCGTTTTTGTTAGCGTTGTGCGTTGAGGTAATCGCAACAGTGAAGGCGTGTCAAGCGGGTTGTGTTAGGGGGCGGGCAATTAACCCGCCCCTGACGGCTAGACGATGTTCGTTAGCGTCTTTTGGTTAGCGTTGCTGGCGCGAGCTATGGCATTTTTAACATCATCGCGATGATCCCAGCACCCAGCCAGAACTTCACGCGCAAACGTATGCTCGCCATCTGCTTTCGCCAGCTTGGCGATATGCTCCCTGCCCGCCAGAATGGCGCTATTAAATTCCATTGGTTCGCTCCGCCAGCATTTCGGCCCAGATGCTATCAGGACCGGCCACAGCGGCCTTTTCAGCTAACCAGGAATTCAGGTCTTGTTTACTGGCTTCTTGTTTGGCGGCGCGTTCTGCGGCGCGTCTTGCGATGGTTTCAGGCTTCATCTTGACCTTCATAGCGTTTCCGTTTCCGTTACAGCGGTGCGGGGATCGCATCGCATGTTGGGAATATAGCAACGCTAGCAGATTGCGTCAATAGGGGGTGCGGCGACTGCCTAGCCGGTTGCGTTAGATGTTGCGTTTTCGTCATTTTCGTCCACGCATCGTCCACGTCGTCCACGGTGTTTGAAATCATTGGCTTTTTCCGTTTGGGCGCGTCGTCGCGCGTCGTCCACCATCGTCCAAAAATGTGCGAGTTTGGACGACGATGGACGATAGTGGACGATGCGCTTGCGCTTGTAAGCCGCTGAAAATGCTATGGAATAAAAAGTGGACGTCCAGTGGACGATGTTGCGTTTACAGCAGGCCGGAGAGTGTGTTTTTCGGGGGGGGCTGTAAAGCCCCCCGAAACATACGGGTTAAATGAATTTGCCGTCCAAAAACGGCAAAGAAAAAAGCCCGGTTTTTAGCCGGGCCTAAAAAGGGGTGGGGGCGGGGGTTAGGCGTTAAAGGTGGAGGCAAAGAAAGACGACGATATTCACGGCGATCAAGCCAAGGACAATTAGGCGGTCAATGGCGGGAATGTTCATGGCGCGTTTCCTTTTAGTGCTGGTTTTGCCCATTTCCATGCGTCATTGAAAAGGGAACAAACATTGTCTGACAAATCAATATCGTCTGATTTAACGCCTAAAAGGTCCGCGTAAGCCTCAAGCATCGCCATATTCGCATCGCAGTAGTCATGGCTATGGCAAACGCCCGGTGCTGCGGTTGCGTTGAGTTTCAGCATCTCATCCCATTGGGGGATGGTCAGCCAATCCTGCAATACCCAGACAAAGGCTGCGCCAAGTTCTGCGGGCGTAATGTCTTGATGATTGGTCATTAGAGAAACTCCCCGCAATCGGCGCAAACGCCACGGCCAGTGTCGCGATGATTGACACATTTTGTCTGATAGGCCAGTTCTTCCTGAATGTCCGCGATATGGTGCAGGACCGCGCTAAAATCGTTCGTATCAATGATGTGATCGGCACCGTCCCATTCGCCGATCTCATTAAGCCGATACAGCCCAAAACGGCCCTGCTGCGGCCATGCGGCAAGGGCGGGGTCAGAATGGTCAACCCACAGGCCGAGGCCCAAATCTTCATTGATAAAGCGGGGCATAAGGTCATTGCACCAGCTAACGTCATCCCAACCGGCGGGTAGGGCGGGCATATCGGCTGATGCGAAAGCGGGAAATTCTGTGGCGTAAGTCATGGCGCGTTTCCGTTGTTTGCGTTGCCCCTTATGTATGGCAAGCCGCTTGCGGTATGTAAAGAGGGGAAACGATATGTTTGCGTTTTGGCGTGCCGCGTGCCATTTTCGCAACATGCCAGAATTGCCAGCTCAAGAAAAAAATCCGCAGGAAACCGCCAAAAAGCGCGTCTGGGGCGGTGCCCAAGAGGGCGCGGGACGCCCGCCAATGCAATTTACGGATGAACAGCGCAATCAGGTTGAAAAGCTGGCGGGCTATGGCTTGCCCCAAGCTGACATTGCCGCGCTAGTTACGCCGGACGGGATCAGCGTAGACGCGCTGAGGGCGCATTTCCGCAAGGAACTTGACCAAGGCCGCGCTAAGGCGAACTCAGGCGTAGGACAGCGCCTATGGCAGAAGGCAATGGATGGCGACACCGCCAGTCTTATCTGGTGGAGCAAGGCGCAGATGCGTTGGCGTGAAGAAACCAACGTGCAGGCCGTCGCGCCGGTAACTATCAACCTGGCGTGGCTACCCGGCAGGGGGGTGGACAGGGATGATGGTAGGAATGTGGTAGATGTTATAGACGTTACCGCACAACCCGTTGAAAACATTGAGCAATTACCAGAAGCCCATCGGGTAACTGGCCCGAAGGGCGACGAATGACCCCGCGCTGGCCCTCGATTTTGACCCCCTACCCCCCATTCGACCGGGGGTGGGGGGCGGTCAAAGCATGGGCCCCCCTCTCAATCCCTCTCATCCTAATTTTGAGTCACGCCTAAAAGATGGACATCAACAGCTACACCCCGCGCAGTGTGTTTATGCCGCTGCACACGCGCGACGCGCGTTGGGCTGTGGTTGTGGCGCACCGTCGGTGTGGCAAGACTGTGGCGATGTGCGCGGATTTGGTCATCAGCGCGTTGCAGTGCAAATTGCCCAAGCCGCAGTATGCCTATCTGGCCCCCTTGCGCGACCAGGCCAAGAAGGTTGCATGGAATTACATCAAGGAATTGACCAAGCCGGTCTGGGCGAAGCCGCCGAATGAGAGCGAATTGTACGTTTCGCTGCGCAATGGGCATGGCAGCGTGAGTACGATTTATGTGGGCGGCGCGGATCACCCGGACGCCTGGCGCGGCATGTATTTTGACGGGGTTGTGCTGGATGAGGTTGGACAGATTCGGCCAAGCGCGTGGTATTCGGTACTTCGTCCGGCATTATCGGATCGGCTGGGTTGGGCGATATTTGCTGGCACCCCGGCGGGAAAGAACTTTTTCTGGCAGATGCGAGAGGAGGCGCGGTTAAACCCGAAATCGCACATTTTGCTGGAGCTTCCGGCCAGTCAGACCAACATTTTGCACCCGGACGAGTTGCGCGATGCGCGGGCGCAGATGACGGAGGAGAGCTATCTCACGGAATATGAGATTAGTTTTGATGCGGCGGTGCCTGGGGCGTACTACGCCAAGGCGATTGGCGAGGCGTATGAGCAGGGCCGGGTAGGGCAGTTTCCGGTTGACAAGGATTTCCCCGTCGATTTGGTCGCGGATTTGGGTTATACGGACAGTTGCAGTTGGTGGGGGTGGCAGACCACGCCTGACGGTTATCGCGTCGTGGATTTCTACGAGGCGGACGGGCGGGAGATCGGCCACTACATCGACTGGGTTAAGACGCGGCCTTACAAGGTCGGGAATGTGTATCTGCCGCATGATGCTAAGGCCAAGTCTTTGCAGACGGGCAAGAGCATCATGGAGCAGTTTTTGGCTGCGGGGATTACGCCCCGGATTGTGACGGAATTGAGTTTGCAGGACGGCATTGAGGCGGCGCGTTTGGTGTTGCCGAAGTGCTGGTTTGACGAGGCGGTGACGTATGACGGTATCGAGCATTTACGCGGCTATATGCGCGAGTGGGACGAGCGTTCGCAGACGTTTAGGAGTCGTCCTAAACACGATCAGCACAGCCATGCGTCGGATGCTTTCAGATACTTGGCGCTTAGTACGCGCAGTACCGGGCAAAGTCATGGCTTTGGTGTTGAGAAAGTAGCGACAGGCGTGCGGAATACATATTCATTTCGGCTTGACGACGTTTGGGATTGTCAGCCGTTGCAAGGTGGGCGGATAGGCTAATGGACCAGACACAGCGGGCGGAATCGGCCAGTGACTTTGCGAACACGCCTTCTGGGCTGGCGCAGCGTTGGGGCATGGAGATTGAGGCATCGCAGAAGGAGCTTCAGAAGTTCCAGGACGATGCGGATCGGATCACGCGCCGGTATCTGGACAAGCGCGATGACTTTGCGGAGCAGGAGAGCCGGGTCAATTTGTTTTGGTCCAGCACCAAGGTTCTGATGTCGCTGCTGTATGCGCGCCCGCCCAAGGCGGATGTGGCGCGTAGTTTTCTTGATGCGGAGGACGACGAAGCGCGGGTAGCCGGGCAGATTATGCAGCGGCTGTTGAACAAGTCGTTTGATGACAACGTGTCGAACTGGGACGCGGCGATCCGTCAGGGCATTGAGGATTGGATTGTCATTGGCATGGGGCAGTGCTGGCTGCGCTATGACGTTGAGACGCAGCAGGAGGTTGTGCCTGCGCAGGTTGACCCGGTGACGGGCATGGAGCTTGTGCCGGAGCAGGTTGTTGAGCGCATTGTGAACGAGGATGCGCCGGTTGATTACATTTACTGGAAGGATTTCTTCTATTCGCCCGCCCGCATTTGGGATGAAGTTCGTTGGGTAGCGCGTCGGGTGTACATGACCAAGGACGCGCTGATTGCTCGCTTTGGCGAGGAGATTGGCAGTTCGGTGCCGCTGTTTACGCGCCAGTCGGACAGCAAGGGTGGCACGCCGGAGAATGACCCGTGGTCAAAGGCGGAAGTTTACGAAATCTGGTCCAAGTCTGACAAGAAGGTTTATTGGTACGCCAAGGGCGCGGCGACGATCCTGGATGTGAAGGACGATCCGCTTCAGTTGGATCAGTTTTACCCGTGCCCCAAGCCGCTGATGGCAAACGTGACCAGCAGCAATTTTATTGCGCGGGCGGATTACATTTTTGCGCAGGATCAATTCAACGAACTGGATGAAATCAACACGCGCATTAGCTGGCTTACTCGCGCGGCCAAGGTTACTGGCGTGTATGACCGCAACCATGACGGCATCCAGCGGCTGTTCCAGCAGGCGGCGGAAAACCAGCTTATCCCGGTTGATAACTGGGCGGCGTTTTCGGAAGGCGGCGGGATCAAGGGCAAGGTGGACTGGGTTCCGATTGACCAGGTGACGAACGCCATTAACCAGCTTCGTGTGTATCGCCAGGACAAGACGATGCAGATTTACGAAGTGATGGGCATATCGGACATCATGCGTGGATCGAGCAAGGCGACGGAGACTGCGACGGCGCAGCAGATCAAGGCGCAGTTTGGTTCGACGCGCATCCAGTTGTCGCAGTTCTACATTGCGGAGTGGGTGACGAATCTGCTGCGGATCAAGGCTGAGATTATCAGCAAGCACTTCCAGCCTGAGACGATTGCCGAGCGGTCCAACATCATGCGGACGGCGGATGCCCAGTACGCGCAGGGTGCTATTGCGCTGATTAAGGACGAGAAGCTGGCCGAATACCGCATCAGCGTTGAAGCGGATTCTATGGCTGCGCAGGACTGGGCTGCGGAGCGTGATAGCGCCGTGCAGTTTATGCAGGGGCTTGGCGCGTTTATTTCGCAGGTTGGCCCGATGGCGCAGCAGGTGCCTGGCAGTGCGCCGTACTTCTTGAAGCTGATGCAGTGGGCGGTGTCGAAGTTCCGCGTGTCGGCGCAGATTGAAGGTGTGCTGGATCAGGCGATTGCTCAGTTGCAGAACCAGGGCATCCAGCCGCCGCAGCCGTCACCGATGCAGCAGGCTGAAGTCAAGGCTGAAGAAGCCAAGGCTGCGGAGCGCATGGCAAACGCGCAAGGCAAGCAAGTGGATACGCAGGCGAAGGTCATGCAGATGTCCGCTGTGCGCCAGGCAATGCAGCCCAACCCTAACCTTCCACCTATTGTGAGGCGATGATGAAAGCGAAGATGCAGATTTACATGGAAATCCTGCGGCAGTTGGGCCAGATGCCCGACAAGTACGAGGAGCCGGACCTTGGCGAGATGGAGGGCGAGCAGCCTGAGATGGAGTACGAGGCCGAGGAATACGAGTCAAAGGAAAAGCCTGAGAAGTCTGTAAAAGGCAAAGGCTATGCCGAGTAAATCGCCAGCGCAGGCGCGGTTGATGGCCGCAGCCGCGCACGACCCAAAGTTTGCGAAGAAAGCTGGTGTGCCTCAATCCGTGGCGCAGGAGTTCAACGCGGAGGACAAGGGTGGCCGGATGCTGAAGCAGGCCATGCAGGCCAAAGCACTACGCAAGGGGTAAACATGCGCCGCACTTACCGTTATGACCGCAAGGCACAGAAGATGGTGGAGGTCTATAACGATGGCCCCACTGAGCATAAGACCCGGTTTATCAGCGATGCCCACTATGATGGTTTGCGGGCGACGGATGGCACGGACATCAGCACCCGCAAGAAGCACCGTGAGTACATGAAACGGCATGGCCTGACTACGGCGGATGATTTTTCATCGTCATGGGACAAGGCAAAGAAGGAGCGCGAACAATACTTCCAGCGCGGCGGGAGCATCACCCGCAAGGACATTTTGGAAGTCATACAACGTCTGGAGAATAAATAAAAAATGACTGAACCCACCACGATCAGGGACGCGCTGGAAGCAGCAGTTCCGCAAGATGAAACCAATATTGTTGCGAGCCAGCCGGTAGAGCAGGTAGCAGCATCTGAACCTGGCCCTGTAGCGCAAGAGCCTGTCGAAGCGTTGGGCGAAGCGGAACAGCCGCTGTTGTTTGACGTTGATGAGAAGCCCGAAGCGTCTAAACCAGAAGCGCCAAAGCCGGAAGCCAAGACTGAGGAAGGCGTTAAATCTGGTCCGAAACCTGGACCAAAGCCAGCGGAGGAAAAGGCCCCGGCGTCATGGAAACCGGAGTTGCGGGAGCAGTGGGGAACTTTGCCGCAGTCTGTTCGCAGCGAGATTACGCGCCGCGAGCGTGAGGTTCAAAAAACGCTGAAGGATACGTCTGAGGCGCGGAACTACGCCGACGCCATGTCCAAAGCGATTGCGCCGTATGAAATGTTCATACAATCGGAAAACAGCAATCACGTTCAAGCCGTGCAAAACGTCATGGCGACGGCAGCAAAGATGCGGACGGCACCGGCCCCGGCGCTGGCGCATGAAATTGCCCAGCTTGTGAAACATTACGGGGTTGGCCGGTTTGGCAAGGGCTTTATTGAGCAGTTGGATCAGGCGCTGGTAGGCGAGGTGCCGCAGGTTGACCCGCAGATTATGGCGGTTCAGCAGGCGGTTCAGCAGCAGATGGCCCCTGTTCAGCAGTTCATGTCGCAATTCCAGCAGGCCCAGATGGCGCAACAGCAGATGGTGCGGCAGGAAGCGCAGGGAGAGGTACAGGACTTTTTGTCGCAAGCCGAGTTTGCCAACGATGTGCGCGAGGACATGGCGGACCTGATGGAAG